CAAATCGAATAATTTTCAAAAATTCATCTGTACCAAATCCATCAAGAGAACTATCAAAGATCTCATCCATAATCAAAAGATTTGTGTTTACTGAGTTTTTAACTCTAGCAACTTCTCTCCAAGTAAACAAAAGTGCTAAGTCAATACGCATCTTCTCACCCTCACTAAATGATGAGTATGAAAAATCTTCGTGTATTGGTGATCTTACAGTTTCAATAAACTCCTCATTTAATGTGAAGTTAATATAAAAATCCATTAATTGTAAGTATCTATTTACCTGCTGGTTTATAAAAGGTAAATATTTTTTGATTATTTTAGTCTTTACACCATCGTCCTTTAAAAGAGAATACGCAAAGTCATGATACACGACCTCTTCTCTTCTATCGGATGATTCTTCTAATGTTGTTTGGAGACTTGAATTAAACTCTATTAGTTTTTCATTTTCAGTACTTCTATTCGCAAGTTGTTCGGTAAATCTTTTAGCTTCTGATTCCAAATCTCTGATTTGTCGTTGAAAACCTGAAATTTGAGTATTGTTTTTAGAAATGCCATTGTTGAGTTTAGAAATCTCCTGTGTTAATTTGTTAAACTGACGTTCTCGTTCTTGCTCAGATTTGATACTACTCTCCAGTTCTTCGTATCCTTTTTTGAGTTCTGATGCCTTTTCTTCAACGTCACCGATCTTATTTAAGCGAAACTCTTCTTCTATGTCCTGTGTACAAGTAGGGCAAACCCTATTTTTAGTGAAGAATTTGTGCTCTTTGGTAAGAGTTGATACCTTATTGGATAATTTTCCTTTAAGTGTATTAAGTTTTAATAACTTTTCACCTGCACCAGTAAGTTTCTTTTGTTCCTCAGTGAGTCCATATACATCATCTTCCAATCCTTCAGTTTGCATAATAAGAACACAAACCTCATCACCTAACTTATCTCTTTTCTTTTCATTCTCAGTGATGTTGTTCTTTCCCTGTTCCTCTAACTCTTTGATAAAATTCTCTTGCATTGATATTTTATCCTTGATATTATCTCTCTTCAAATCTAAAGATCTTATCTTTTCTTTCTCTGTGCGAATCTTTTCTTTAATTAAGGTATTCATTGCAGAGAAGATACGAATATCTAATAAGTCTTCTATCACATCTCTACGATTACTTGTAGACAATTGCATGAAAGGAACAAAACTACTACTTCCTAATATAACAATCTGAGTAAATGACTTATAGTTTACTTTTAATATACTTTCTTCTAATTTCTTTTGATTTAATCTATCATCTGATTCCTTATGTAATAAGGTTCCATTAACTTCAATGTCAAACTTATTTGGTTTAATAGATCTTCTAACAAGATAATCTTTGTTATTGACAGTAAACTCTACCTCTACGACACAATCCTTTTCATTGGTTGCATTTATCAATTGGGATTTATTAATCTTACGGAATGGTTTATTGAATAACCCAAATGTCAAGGCATCCAACATAGTGGATTTTCCAGAACCATTTGTTCCTACAACTAGGTTAGTAGTATGTCCTTGAAAATCTATCTCACTCCAATGGTCTCCTGTTGACAGGAAGTTTTTCCATCTAATCTTTTGAAACGTTATCATTTTGAGGGGGTATTACGAAATCGTCGGGTGTAATCACAGTATATTTGTAATTATACATCCTACAGGTCTTTATGGCAAGCTCATCGTCAACTTCTACAACTGCCATCTCTTTTTCATATTGTTCATCATCTTCTAGCATCATAGCATATCTCTCAGCATCATCACTTTCCTCAAAAAGAAACAGCACTTTATCACCATGCTTATCTTGCACAGCATAAGCACCATCGTCTTTTCTAGTTTTTAATGTAAGTAGATACACTACTCTACCTCGCAGGCTTGTCTATAAAGATCTTTAAATATATTTTTAATAATATTTTTATCGTATTCAAAATCACTATCATCAATATATCTATTTAAAATAGAAAGTGTATTCTCATCTTCATCAATATCAAACTCATCTCCAACCTGTATATCAAAGTTCTCAATAATTTTAAGGTCTTCAACACCGATACCATACAACTTGTCAATAAACTTTTCAAATTCTTTTGGGTTTGATTTCTTACGAACAATAACTTTAACTATTTTACTCTTGTATGGACTTGCATCGAATAATTGATACGGAGTATCCTCATAATAAATGTTGTGAAATAGTTGATATGGGTTATCGACTGGAGTATGAATACAGGTTTCTGTATCAAAGAAGTGAAATCCTCTGGTATCATTTACATCATTCCAAAACATCTCATATGGATTTCCAAGATAATGTATCTTACCATTTGTAGATCTAGTATGAAAATGACCTGAGTAAACTGCATCAAATTTATCAAAGACACTTGTATCCATACCACTTTCCATCATATGACCACGGGTAGCTTTGAATCCGTTAATCTCTAAATGACCCATTGCCACTCTACTGGTGGACTCATCAATCATTTTTTTACTCTCGTCATAATTTTCCACATTAATCCAAGGTAAAAGAAGAATATTTAAACCATCTACTTCAATTTCTTTTGCTTTTGAGTGTGTAATTATATTCGGATAATCATCTAGTAATAACTCAGGTGAGTTTATTTCATTTGTATTCTTATAGTAACAGTCATGATTTCCAGTGATTGCATATACTTTATATTTTTTAAGAGGTTCAAATACAACTCTCTTTGCCCACTCTAAACTATAATAGTCGATTGACTTACGACTATCAAATATATCTCCCATATGAATGACAGTATCTATCTTATGCTCTTCTAAGGCAGGGAAAAATATGTCAGTATAGAACCTTTCAAAATACTCATGAAGATGTTTAGAACCTTTTCTAGCACCGAAATGAGTATCAGTTATAATTGCTATCTTCATCTATTATTTGATTTGTATTGAATATTATCTTTAATTGTGTTGTAATCAGAACTACTGCCTGACATTGCATTGTCATCAACATTCATTACTTCATCAAAACCACTTCTCTCAATAATCTTAGTTTTAATATCTAATTGCTTCTTTTCCTTCTGTATGCGTCTTAGAAAGGCATAGTGTATTATCTGGGTAAAGTATGCAAAAGGGTTGCGAGACTTCTCTGGATCGAAATTATGAATGTATTGAACACAATTCTCGATTCCATCTGATATCATATCGTCACGGAACATATAATTCACAAAGTTTGGTTTATATGATAGGTGAGTTGCTATTTTAAGAAAACACTCTCCAAGATAATTCGTAATTCTTGGTTTAGGTAAATCATTCTCTTTTGCGTCAGCTACCTTTGCTCTATAAACAATCAATGCTTCTAGTAACTCCTTATTATTTACATAGTGTTCAGACTTCTTTCTAGGCATTTGTTTTGTTTGTCTTAACTAACATTTATTATAACATATTTTAGATACTTGACAAGTCCTTGAAATATGTGTACAATAACCTTTGTAGAGGTTCAAGGCAATAGATTAGCTTTCTTTATTAGTATTAAAGGGTTTCTTCCAGATCTCTTCAAGTTTCTTACGAGCATCTTCAACACTGGAGACATATCCCATTTTTTCATCAGGTTTAACTTCACCACCTGATGCTGAAAGTTTATTTAAATTAAATTCTTCACTTTCGTCTTCCATATACTGTTCATATATCTTAATAACCTTTTTATCTTTTATCTCAGTCATAGTGATAATTTTATCGGGTCGAAAAATAAACATATCATCATCTGCGAGTTCCATCCAAGGTTTAATCTTGACATACATTCCATTGTTAATCATTTTCATGATTACAGGATGATGAGCAATTATAATTGGTTCATCTCCAGTTTCGTCAACACAAACTGATGCAAGGATCTCTTCCCCTGACACTAATTTAATAACAGCAATGAATTCTTCTCCCATCAGTTTTTTAAAGGTATGTTTACAATATCATAATTAAAGTTTTCTTGATTGTAGATTTTAATTCTTTCAATCAAGTGGTTAAGTGTATAATTCTTTCTCTTATTATAACTTATATCGTCAGCAATATCATATAATGTAGCTTTAAGTTTACGATCTCCTTTTCTTAAAACTCTTCCAATAGACTGAAGATTCCGAATTCTTGATTTAGAAGGACTAGCAAATATAACGTTGTGTAAGTTTTTAATGTTAATTCCTGTGGAGAAAGTTCCATATGATGCAACGATTATAGCATTGTTTTCACGTTCGGTGATTGCTCGAACATTTTCCCTATCATCGGTATCCACACCACCGTGTACAAAGAAGACTTGACGATTATCAGTCTTACTACTATTTATGAGATCAAATAATGGTTGTCCGTGTGCTTCAACACGACTGTATAGTATCAAAGTGTTACCAGTTAAATCGAGTGCAAGGTTCTTAATAAAGTTATTTCTTCGATTATGACTGATAATATACTGTATCTCATCCTCAAATGTCTCAAATTTATTCGGTGAGTGTTTCAATAGAAGCACATTAATGTCCAAAGTCGCAACATGACCCTTCTTCATTAACTCTTCAGTCTTAATAATTTTGTAAGAAGGTCCGAATAAACCCTCTAAAACCCACTTATGTGTCTGTGTTCCATCAAGAGTTCCTGTAAATCCGTAACGATATTTTGCATCAGCAAGTTTTGTCATTATAGATATAAGTGATTTTGATTTAAACTGGTGAGCTTCGTCCCCAATCACTACAGAAAATCTTTCAAAATACTTTCGGGGGAGCTTATAGATTGATTGCCAAGTCGTAATTATAACCTGAGAGTTTGTCTCTCGTTCTTTACCAGCGTATATCTTGTGGCAAAATGAACCTACGTCCCAGCCATAGTCTGAAAAATCTTTATACATCTGTTCTACTAGGGAAGTCGTCGGAACGACTATCAGAGTATTTTTCCCTTTCTCAACAAAATATCGAACAATCGAATATATCATCAGAGACTTACCCGATGCAGTTGGGGATATCAACAGCTTTCTATTATGTTTTAGAGCGTCGTATACTCCCTCTACTTGATAAGAACGAGGTTTGAACTTACAAATAGAATTCATATAGTCTTTGACACCTTCTTTTGAAATAAATTCGTTTACTTCAAATGGGAGTCCATAGAACTCACTGTCTACAAATGAGTACTTATATTCGTGGTCTCTGCAAAATTGAATTACTTTATCCAGTAATCCAACATATATTTCTCCTTTCTGTGGATTAAATAGTCTTATTTTACCATCCCAGTACTTTTTCTGATACTGTGGCATAAATTTTGCACCAGGTACTTCAAAGGTGAAGTTATCTGATAACTCATAATATACATGTGGTTCTGCTTCAATTTTTAAGAAGACTTCATTCTTCTTTGATATAACCAAATGTGACATAAAAAAATGTTCATTTGAAAATATTTATATTGTCTAAATAAGGTAGTTTTGACTAGAATTAATGACAAAGTTAATTGAACCAAAGAAGTATACAAAAACACTTGACCTATTGAGGTCATTTTTTTTGTCTAGAGGTTTTTTAGAAGTACATACTCAAAATAGATTGAGTATCCTTGCTGCGTGTGAAGATCCAGAAACAGTAGCAACTTATGAATATAATGGTGAAGTATGGCCATTACCGCAAACGGGACAGATGTGGTTAGAGTATGAACTCCTGAAAAATCCTGAAGTACCTGGTTTCTTTTGTTTATCAACTTCATATCGACAAGAACCAAATCCAGTTGCTGGTAGACACGAAGTAATCTTTCCTATGTTTGAGTTTGAAATGCACGGTGGTGTAGAAGAACTGGAAGAAATGGAAAAAGATTTAGTTGCACATTTAGGAATTGATCTTAATCATTCTCAGATAAAAAGTTATAAGAGATGGCAAGGAATATTTAATCACGAAGAATTAACTCATGATGATGAATCTCTCATACAAACAGGTATGATTACAGACTTCCCTGAGTGGACATCTCCTTTCTGGAATATGGCAAGAAATGAAGATGGTAAAACCAGTAAAAAGATTGATGTAATCTTAAATGGTATGGAAACGATTGGTAGTGCAGAACGTAGTACTGATAAAGAACAAATGCGTGATACGTTCCATACTATCTCTGGTGGTGAATATGCTAACTTACTCTACAAATTATTTGGTAAGGAAAGAGTTGAAAAGGAACTTGAAGAGTTCCTAGAGTTCGATTTCTTCCCCAGAAGTGGTGGAGGTATTGGTGTTACTCGTATAATGGATGCGATCCCTGAC